AAATATTAAAATAAAACGGTCCCCTCTCGGAGACCGTTTTCATAATACCTATATTCTGAATTATATCCGCTGTCTGATATAATTCACTGCATTTGTCGCAACCCAGTAAATCGCGCCTTTAGGGTTGTCTATCATATCATCCAGTATACCTTTTTTGTCTGACACAATTTTAAGGCATCCATCATCCGGCCCGATTGCATACGCCACATCGTTTTCATCGGTGTAAAGCGTAACGGGTTTTTCCGGTCGTGCATCGATGCGATTATCCCGAATATATTTCAACACTTTCCGGCATAGCCAATATAGTCTACCTTGTGGTTCAAGGGCAATTATATCAGACACGCCCTTCTTGTCAGGAACGATTCCCATTATTCCTAATGATTCTAAAATGTCGTTTGTACTTGTTAATTCCGGCAACGGTGTCGGAACGATTTTAAGTGCATCTTCATCAATCCACTTGATTCCGAAATAACTCAAAATTCCCTTTGCATCTGCAGCAGCGCATTTTTCACGGAAATCATTGGTGCAGAGCAGTGCGCATTCCTCCCGGTTGGTATAAAAAGCATGTTCAATCAATACGGCCGGCATACTCGTCCCGGCAAGAACTGCAAATTCCGATGTCTTAATTCCCCTGTCCTGTAATCCCAAATACGGAATACTTGCTTCATGAATTTGTTTTGCGAGCTGTGCCTGTTTCCCGGTATTTGCGCATACGTATATCTCCCATCCGTGCGCACTGTTCCAATCTGTTCCTGCGGCGTTGGCGTGTATTGAAACGAACAAATCCACTTTTGCAGAATTCGCACGCCGGCAACGCTCGGTTAGAATCGGGTCAACGTTGGAATTGGGGGAAGTGAGCAAGACTTTCACCCCGTGTCGTTCAAGATGATTTTTAATCCGGTCTGTTACATCGTGATTAAATTCGTATTCCATAAGAGATCCATCAAAGCTTCTCTTGCCGGGCGTGGTTTTACCGTGACCGCTGTCAAGTGCTATGTATGGCATGATTATTCCTTCCTTTCTTTTGTAGACAATAATAATGTTGGATATAATTGAGCAATTGCAGGATTCTCATTTGCCAATGCCTTTAATTTTGTAACTGCATCAGCGACCATTCGATAAAATTTATCTTTTGATATGAGATTCGACATGAATTTGAATTTTGAAATAAATGCATCATAAGCACTTGCTTTTTTAACTTCTCCCGTCCCACTTCCGTATTCATTTTCGGCTTCACCAACAGCAGTTAAAAGCCATTCGCTGATTTTGCCTTTGAACATGCTGTCAAATTTAAGGAACACGCAAACCAATATCACTATGAGTAATACAAGTGTGTCCCAATTTGTCATGATAAAATTAATTGTTTTCATCATCATTACCTCCTGTGTATTCATCTAATTTTTTGTGGATTACGTTACGAAATATGCCCAGACCTTTTACTCCGGCATCATCAAGATTTTCAAACACCGAAAGCGTGTCTTTCAAAAGCATTAAGGTATATACCAATTGTGTAAACCAGATTGCCAACTCCGATAATATAGACACCCGATAAAACAAACTGCATAAAATTGCCATTACTACAAATATGATCAGCTTGTCCGTTGTGCCTTCCAAGAATTTTTTGCTGTTTATGTACTTTTTGCCTTGATCGTCTTTCGTGCGTATTGCCTTTTTGATGCCTCCGGCTTTTCGGCTCTGCGCATAAAGCCTGGTAACAATATCAAGAACAATCATTCCCAATACCGCCAAGCTTGAATATAGATATTCAGGAGCCGGAAAGAAAAACCAGTATAACCATGATCCAACAATTGAAAGCAATACTAACACCCCGTTGCTAAATAAATTTGAAATGTAGTGAAATATGTTTGAAATTTTCATTGTGGTTCTCCTTGTGGTTCTTGAATTGATTCATCCGGAATCGTAATATCTTTGATTTCCCATGATTGCGTTATTACCTCACCGCCCGCATACATAGGAGATGGATACTGCGTTTCAACATTGTATGTAGACGGTTCTGGCGGTTCTGCCACAATCAGTTCCTTGTGACCGTTGTATTGTTTTAACTGTTCGTCTGTTGGATTTGCAAATGTTCTTTCTTCTCCGTCAACCACCGCCTTGAATACATTATCATTCCACGGAATAGGCGGTGTAGTTGAATCAATGAATTTATATAGCATAATAAGTTACCTCCATGCTTGTTGGCTGTACGGCTGTTGTTGCTTCGATTACGTTTGTTCCTTTTTCGGTCGGGATATATGGCATACTTGACGGGTAATCATATGTTTTCGTTGCTTTCTGAAAAACAATTTTAACAGTTCTGCCGGCTGCTTTTTCTGCTGCAAGATACGATTTCCACTGCACCAACGTTGTGATGCCAACCAACGAAAAATACACAGAACCGTAATTTGCATTACCTCTCATTCCATTTTTACCGATGATGTCTGAATAATAGGGAAAATGAGTACACTCAATGTTGCTTAATCCATTTACTTTAATTCCGTTTATGTCGATGTATGCAGAGAAGCTATTTACAGTAGACCATCCCGGCATACTTATCCAATTTGAGTTTTCATCTACCGACATTTCCATCATATCTCGGTATATTCTTCGGTTTGCAAAATCGATATAATCACCATTGTATAAAGGTGGGATAATGGATAGATATGATTCGGCACGGATTGTGTTTGAAGTATTTCTCGAAACAATACCAACATCATATTTTCCGCTTGTACCATTGTAATTTCCAACACCTTGAATCAATACCATGCTTGATGGTGATGGTGTTCCACTTCGATATGTTTTTCCAAACACCTTATAATTTGACAAATAGATTTTGTTTGCATTGGATAATGTCAGAGGCGGCACTCCCGATACCGTTGTTAAAGTCCCCATTGGCTCTCTTGAACGTGTTCTCTGCTTCCACTCACCGTATCTCATATATTAATACCTCGGACATCACCGTTCATGTATGTTCCGTCCCACCACAAACTTACATTGTAAAATCGGTTTGAAACAGGAACGAAACTTCCGCTTACAATATCAGAGCCTGTCCACTTGATATTTGATGGATAAGATAACGGAATAGGATTTGATAAGCCTACACTTGTAAAGACGATTGAGCAAAAGAAGATTGATGTGGTTGTAAACGTTGGAAATGTACCAATGATAATATTCGTGTAATATGTGCATCTGTATTCCTTGTTGGATTCAAGCGTTCCTAAATTCAACTCGTTTCCTGCTCCATTTGATATTATAATTTGTGTTTGCACCGATGTAATGGTATCAGAAATAATCTCCGATTTGTCCGTATCTGTCCAGTAATCCGTGCCTTTTACTGGAGAATATCCGTCAAATCCAATGCCATTCTCGCCAGTTGCTCCAGTTTCCCCAATTGGTCCTTGCTCTCCAGGAGGACCTTGCGGACCAGTTTCCCCGGTTGCTCCAGTCTCTCCCGTCTGACCTGTGGGTCCAACATTCCCTGTTTTTCCTTGTGGCAATCCAATATTAAATAATATTGCATCTTCTGTTTCTTCTTTTTCTACGGTTGGTTGAGCGTTTTCTGCGAGTGTCGATATGCTTATTTCCATATTTGCAATTTTCATTGCATCCGCTGCATTTTCCGCTTGTTGTTGCATCATAGCAACGATAATATCGTACACATCAGCCGGCGGGGGAGGCGGAACAGCTCCGGGAAGAAAAGATCCATTTGAAACTACGATCCCCGCCCATTTCACAGGCTTTCGTTTGATAAGTACGTTACCTTCAACTATTTCTCCATAAACTCCGATATATAACCAATCCTGTGTTTTAATGATATCACCAGGTATATAGCATTCATTGTTGGTGTCGAGCGGACGAAGAACAGCATTATCTATATCTTGATAGAATATTGCTGTTTTGGTATAACCCGGTTGCCATTCCGTAAAATCAAAGTGACATAATGTTTCCTCAATTTCTCCTATGGTAATGGTATCTGCGCTTACAAGTGTTGTCTCTCTGTCATGAACAGAAAGAATTATATTTCCCATATTCTCACCTCTAACTATTTAATGATGTTATTTATTTCCGTCTTTTAAAAGCCATACTTTGGTTATTCCACCTGTTATATAATAACTTGCTACTCCATTAATCATGGTACCAAAATAAACGTGATATAACCCTGTGTAGGTTGTTACATCTATGCTAATTATTCCGTTTCCAACAGTTCCTACCATTGATTTAATAGCAGTGTATGCCGGAGTTGATCCGCTGATAATCGCTATTGCTAAATTTGCCCCAACTGCTGATGATGTTGCTATTTCGTATTTCATTCTTAAGAAATCATAATTTGTTAGGTCAATCGTATTATTTGAAAATAATACATCGATCCATTGCACATCATAATATCCAACACCATTAACTGATACTCTATTTGCTTCTTTGGCTATGGCTGTCGTTCCTGATGGCAATGTACCCGAACCCAATGTTTTTAAGGTAACTTGACTATACCCTCCTGTTGCACTAACATTTTCATTTCCCTTGTCATATAGACTGAGTATTGATGCGGATTCTCCAGTAATAATGCTGTGCCGCATTAATGCCATTGTTGTCATTTGTAATCTGTCTGCGTCTGTTAATTCCATTTTATCACCCTAACTTATTGAAATGGTTGTCGTAAATGCGTCCGAAAATGTAAATGTCATGCTTGTTGCTGTTTCAGTATATGTTATCGCTTGTGGTGCAGTAATTCCCTCTAAATATACTGTAATTGTCCCTGCAGTTTTATTAATTGTGGCGTTTTCTATTCTTCTGACTTTTGTGGCTAATCCGTACCAATTGGTTCCATCTTGGGCTGATATATTTTCAACCTTTGAAAACTTATTCTTTACGCGAGAAGCTGTCATACCGTTGATAATTTGTCCAACGCTTTTCACATTTTAACCCCCCTGGATATATCCATAATATTTTGCTGTAATTGAAGTAGAAAAAATTGGTTGTCCTTTTGGTCCGTATGAATGTGATAATGATGTAATCCGATATATTGCTGTTAATGCTGTACTCGATTCAATTATCATAATACAATCGCCTACCCATAAATATGGATTCCCGACAGCTTCAAATTCCATTTCACGTGCATTTGTTGCCATAGTTAAGGCTTTATAATTTGCAATATTGGCACATGTTTCTGCGTTTGGTGCGGATTTTTCTTCTGTAATTAATATTTTTTCTTGAAATATATTATAAAAATCTGCGTTTTCATAAACAGCGATGCCATTACAAACTTTGTCTTCCGACGTCTGACCTATTACCGTTACTGCTCGATATAAGTCTGTATCGTCAATTGTATATCCGAGAGATATGATGTCAACACCCTCCTCAAATACCCATGCTGCGTATACATAACTTACATATACCGTCTGACCACTTGCAATATTGCTTGTGGGTGTTCTTTTTATTTTCCATTTTGTGTTTTTGTTACCTGAAACAATCGTATAATCCACACCTTCAACATATATAGTTCCAGAAACAAGCGTATTTGAATTAACCCTTATACTCCCTGTGACAATTGGAAATTTCAACAATTCGATTTCTGTGGCTCCGGTGAGAGTTGTAACTTCGTCAACAACTTCCGGTTGTCTATCTACCGCATATTGAAAATATATTTCTCCGTATCTTCCTGCATAAAATTCATAATTATAATTATCTGCAAGCTGCTTCATTGCATCTGCATATGAAATATTTGTAAATGTGATGTCTGAAATAATCGGTCCTGATGAATTACATATTATTTCACTCTCCTGCCATCCGGCACGTAATGCTAAATCTGTAAATATATGTTCTATCGTTTCCATCAGATATACGATTGAGTGTGATCCGTCATTTTCAGTCACAGTTTGATCCAATGCTCTTTTTAAAAAATCACGGGAAAAAACAGTAATTTCTTGCGGATATGTTTTCATTTGAATATTATCTATCAGACCTGCAAATACCTGCTTTATATTTGTACCATAACCAAGAGATATTGTAAGATCGTTATTTGGCCATAACACATGATTCCATTCTCCGACGCCATCAGGCGAATATATACCGTCCTTATTATCAATGACAATTTTAGCTTGTCCAGCTCCATTTTTAAGCGGCTCAATGCTGATTGACTTAATCCTCATTGGATATGGCTGACCGGTAATAACCACGCTTGCAAGAGGACGGTTGTCTCCGACATGCAAATTTGACTTGATTACATTTCTTTCAGCGTCTGTATAAGGTAACATGATTATTCCTCCACAAAAACAATATCAGCTTTTATGCAACTGTCAGATTCGTATTTTGGAGGTTGTAATGTATCAATATAATATCCTGCATTAATGGTGCCGTCGTTCAATGTTTGCAATGTTCCGCCAACTTTATAAGCCAAAAGTGCAATATATTCTGTGATCGAACTGAATATCAAGGTTGCACTTATTCTGTACCTTCCCCGTCCGGACTGCTGTAATACCGTATTGATTGCGTTTGGATTTGAAGAATCAGGTATAAGAATTGTTTCAATAAATGTTGATTCTGATTGATATGGAGACCATGTTCCATACATCACATTCAACGTTGTACTTCCCCATGTTATCATTTATGATCACCCTCTCTTTTTGTTATCCGATCGGATAGCGCCTGTTATCTCTTAACAGTTCTTGTGCTAACATTTTTGTACTTCCCATTAATTCGCCTTGAGTATTCACACCGTTGACGGTTATTTCTCCGCCAACAGTCAATTTTCGTTCATTGGTGACGTTACTATCCATTGTTGGGAGCAATCTGCTTGTTGGGCTTAATAATTCATTTGACAATTCTGATATATTAGCATTATTGTTTGACGCTAATTGTCCAATTGACGGAGCTCCTAAATCCACTTGTGCAGCCGCTTTCACCGCTTCGGCTATTTCAGCCATTTCGTCGGCGGCAAGACTGCTATGCAATTTAATTCCTCCGGCATATCCTTCTACTGTATATTTTCCTCTTTGCTTCATCTCCTTTGAAGGAGATGCCATTCTCATTTTTTTGTCGAGTGCCTTTAAAACGACATCACCCATGTATGTCCCGGAATTTTTAAGTGCCGGCAATTGCATACTGATTCCATCAATATATCCTTGTACTGTGTTTTTTCCGGCTTCTGACATTTTTCCATACATATTGAATTCGCTGGTTTTTGTGTCAAGATCGGTTTTAAGATTTCCCATTGTAGTTGTAAAATCAGTTTCCATTTCAGCAACGGTTGTTGAAAAAGTTTCTTTTCCCTCACTGACTTTTGCAAAATTTGCATTGATATTTGCTATGTCCGTATCTGTTCCGGCAACAATTGTTGCAAGAATTTTTGCACTTTCTGCGGATCCATCAGATAACTGCTGTATTAGTCCCTCGTCAATGCCTCTTTTTATGGCTGTTTTAAGGTTTTCATTATATGATGATAAATATGTGATTTGCTTCTGCATACTTTCAATAACGCCATCAATGCTAATTTCTGCATTGGTATCTAAATCAGCAAACAGTTTTACTTGGCTGTCAATTGAGCTTTTAGCAGCATCGTGTGCATCGTTGTATTTTGTGGTTAAATCTTCAATGGCAGTTTTAGTATTTTCAAGACTTGTTTTTAAAGCGGCTTCTTCCTCGGTTACTGTGCCTGATGCGCTTGCATTATCTCTCAAAATACGGTTCAAGTCTTCGGCAGATATGGCGAATTCTGTGCAGGCTTGATCTGCGGTCATAAATCCGTTATTTACGAGTTGTCTAATTGCATCTTCTGCTGCCGCTGTGTCTTCTTTGACTTGTACCATTTCCTTTGCATAATCCGAAAGAGTTCCTCTAACAATTTCCAATATTTTATCCGCTTGCTTTAGATTATCCTCCCATTTTTCACCATCGCCATTGTCAATATGTTTTCTGTATTCTTTTTCACTTTTAATTAAATCAATTTCTGTTTTTCTCGCTTTAGCATAACCTTCTGACGCTTTTTTTGCCTTATCTTGCGCAGACGCGCCGGTGTTATCGAGTGCAACGCTTTCAAGTTTGTATTTTAAATACTCTTGTTCAGACTTTGTAGCTCCTTCAAATACATTGACCTGTTCATTGAAAGACCCATTTTCAAGGTCAACTGCTGTAATAAGTCCGTGTGAAGCGGTGATAAGTTGTTGTTTTATGCCTTCAAGCTCTTCCGATTTTTGCTTTAATTGACCTTCACTGATTGTTGCGTTTTTGAATTGTTCGTTTAAAGATTTATATTTGTCAATCAAAGACAATGTGCTGCTTGTATCGGATTAGTTTTTTTTCTAAGTCTGACATCGATTCGGTAGCAGTTTTGTTTCCTCCGATAAACGCAGCGAGTGTTTCACCAACAAATGTCTGTGCGGATTGCTTAACATGATCCATTGAATCACCAAAGCTATCTAAAGCTTCAACGGCATCATCTGACATAATTGCACCAGATGTCTTTGCTTGCTCCCCAAGCTTTTTAATGGTATCGCTTCCAGCTTCAATAAGAGGATTTAACTCTGTTGCAGATTTTCCGAATAGTTGCATAGAGAGAACGTCTCTTTTGGTTTCATTTCCAACCCCACCAAGAGCATCAATCGTATCATTCATGACATCGTTGACATTACGCATGTTTCCGTTAGCATCTTTATATTCAACTTTTAATTCCTTAAAAGCGTCAATATATGATTGAGTTCCGTCACTTGCTCCACCGATTGATTTAGTCAGCTTCTTCTGTGCCCCAGTTATCGTGTCGAGCGATACACCTAAATCGTCTCCCACATATTTTAGATTCTGTAATTCTTCTGCTGATTTTCCGGTCACGGATTTTAATTTCATCAGTTCATCGGCGGAATCAAGCGCTGCAGATGCAAATTCTTGTAGCTTACTTCCTATTGCGGATAAAGCATTACTTGCTAAATTTGCAAAAAATCCGCCCTTAAATATATCTCCAAGAAGAGATGATTTCCCCGAAGCATTTTCTGTTTCTTTACCAAAATTATCAAGCTTACTTGTAACTTTGGTGAGCTCCGCTTCGTTTTCTTTGATTTTGGCTGTTTGATTATTGATATTTATTTTTAATTTATTAACTTCATTGCTGTCTTCACCATATTTATCTTTCGTCAAACCAAGCTTATTGTTTAACCCGTCCAAAATAACTTTTTGATCATCAAGGGAATCGTTTAAATATGTAGTTCTTGCTTTTAAACCATCAACGTTTGTACGCCAATCATCCATTCCGGCGGTAGCGGCTTTAAATTCGCTTTCAGTAAGCTTTACGGATTGTGACAGCCCTTTGATTGCATTATTGGTTTGCGTTAAATCCATGCTACCAAAACCGTCTTTCATCGCTTTGGCACCATCCGCCATATTTGATTTAAACCCTGAAAGATCAGCTCCTACTTTAACCATTAAAGACCGTATTAAACTACTCATTTATTCCATTCCTCCGTAATTATCTGAATCATTGCATCGACAATAATATTAGCAACTTCTTCTTGACTTTCGTCCGCTGCAGGGCGAAGAAAAGGATGCTCTGAAACCTCTCCTGCAATTCTTCCGTTTTTTTCAACAATCTGATGCCCAAGTTCTCTGGCTGCTCCGTAATAACCGCCATCTGTGCCTTTTTGATTAAATCCTACTCTTGCAAATATTTGATACGCTTTTCCTTTTTTTCTTCCGGGTTTGTGTACCTTTATAGACCTTGCAAGATCTCCGGTAATATTGTTTATTTTCGACCTTGCTTTATCTGCAATTATCTCTGCGCCTTTAACGGAAGGCTCGGATAGTCTAAATATTAAATCTTCATTGTTCAAGGCATTAAACGCTTTTACAGTTTCGTCAAATCCTTCAAAAGACAAGCTGACGCCTTCTGCATGATTTTTACCTCCGGATTTATGCGACGACGATACACTTATAGCATTTTGACCTTTCATATTTCTTCCACCGTCCCTCCCAATGCAACACATATTAATTTGCAAGCATTCATCATTTCATCATCCGTTTGCTCTCGTTTTGGTTGATGTTGCTTTTCTTGTGGTTCAGTGTCAATCAACATATCTGTTAATTTTGGCATTTTTTTCACTCTTTCAAAGTAAGCCGAATACCATGCGGTTTTATATATATCATTGATTTTTATTTTCGATTTTTAATATTTGCATTAAGCAATTCTGAAAATTCAGCCGGTGTGTGTTCCCACAATTCAATTTGAGATATTCCAATATCAGCGGCGATTTTTATATAGTTACTAAAATCAAAATAATCTGATTTGATTTCTTTCTGCTCAACATCTGTTTTATTTTTGGTAAATGCATTTTCTAGCGCTTTTCTTGTGGCAATAAATAACTCTGCTTTGTCTTTGGCTTTTAAGATATTTTTTTCAGCTTTTTCGAGTGATAGTTCCGGTTTCTCACGTTTCATCATAAGCCATAGAAGTGCTGTCATTTGGCTTAAATCATTGGTGTCAAGTTCACACAGTTTGCTTTCCATTAACTGCTCATATTCCAAAATTATACCCATCGTTAAACGCAATCTGTATACTCTGTCAATGTAGATTGAAATAAAAGGTGTCATTTTATCCTCCTGAAAGGAAAGGGGGCGGATAACCGCCCCCAATATTTTGAGATGTATCTGTTATGATGCTGCTCTTGCAATTCTGATGGTATATGTCTTTGGTGCTTTGCTTGTTTCGGTAACAACGATTGTTACGGTCGTAATGCTCCCTGTCAATCCAAGCGGTATAGCACTTGAAGCAACACCACTCGCAACCACATTACCATTGATGGTGATTGTTCCTGCGGCCGCCGTCGGCGTGATTGTTACGCTGCTAATGCCCGTAAGCACCGTTGCAACATAATCATATTTACTTCCGATTGCCACCGGTGTTATTACTGCGCTGTCAGATATTTCAAAATACGGTGTCGTAAGACCCGCCGATGTTGACAGTGCAAAATTTGGTTTTCCTGTGATTTTTATTGTTGCTGAAAACGCAAGTTTGTCGTCAATCGGAGCATCCCCAATAGGTTTAACGGAAGTTGCGAATGCATTAAACGAAAATGTATAAGACCCTCCCGGACCAGTAACCACTACTGGTCGTATTGTACCTGTTCCTGCATCTGCATAAATAGCTTGCTGCCCCGCTGTGTCTGTAATATCAGAGTATCCTTCAATCGCCACGCTTCCTGCATCCGAAAGACCTGCAACGAACTCACGAAATCGGTCAACACTTTGATGTGTTGTCACATCTATGCTGTCTGTTGATATTTCAGGGTTTCCAATGCTTGTAAGCTGTGCGATTGTGTTTCCGTTCCATGAGATAGACGTTCCTTTTCCAAATAATATTGTTCCCATAAATTTAATCGCTCCTTGTATAAATTATTTCAAATTCGAGATCTACCGTGTGTTTTTTTATTGTTCCATCTGTACTTATTTCAGTGTTAGGCAGTTCATTTATCAAGCTTATATATTGGATATTTAATCCTGACATCGATCCTGCGTAATCAGATAGAGCTAATTTAATTTGTTTTGACACCGCT